TATATTCACATTAACCAAAAAATTAAAACGTATGAAAGTAATTAGTGGAATCTTAAGTGCAATGCTAGGTATATTATCATTTTACCTATTCATCCAATCTAAAACTACACTTGATCTATCATTCGCCTTTATAGTAATGTTGATGGCTATAATATTCCTATTATTCAGTATAATGGAAGAGCAAAAACAAGATATCGAAAATTTAAGACGTCAACTATGGGGAAAGAATAACACATATACTATTAAGGGTGAGGATGGGAGCATGTATGTGGGGATGAAGTAAATACGGCTAGGCAAAACTATACGGTGATACAAAAAAAGGCGCGCGGTAAAAAAAACCGCGCGTTTTTTAGTCGATGTCGGGTCGCGCGCGGGTGATAGCGGATCGATAGCAATATAATCGCGGTATGCTCCCACACCAATTGCGGTCCATCGACGGGCATGCAAAAAAATTTTTGTACTATGTGTATTCACAGCAGAAACACACCTCTTCACCATCGACAGTATATACACATATACTATAACGTTACCGTCAACGCTACGTTAACCATAAACGTTCCCTCGTCGTTCTTCCCACCCCATCGTCTGTACGATGTTTGTCCCACATTACGTTCCCAATTTTCAAAATAACCCTTTTATACTATTTTTGTAAAGACTCAAAATCTTCTCTTAATATATCTTTTTGGTATGGCAAAATATATACTATAATATTATGTAATAAATATGTATTGATATGGAACATAAAAAATATATACCAGACTCACTAATGTTAACTAAAGAGGCATTTGAACAACATATATTACGTTTACGCGCAGAGCGCGCTAAACAATACGGAATGACATTAGAACAATGGGATGCTGCTGTTGGGAGTGGAGCTACCATACAGATGCCTAGTGGAAGTAATAATATAAATAATTAACCATGATACACAATTATGATCCTTATAATCTTCCTCGTATTCCTTTTAATCAATATGATAAAGATTATATTATGTTACCCCCAGGACAAATCCATAAAGCCGATGCCTTTACTACTATTACTGAGGATGATGGGTGGGATTATATCTATTATCTTGCTCGTCGTGTATCTTCTCCATCTTTCTTTACTTTTACCCCAGAATATATCTATGTGATGGTTAATGAAAGTATTCCTAATCAAATAAAAATTGGGTTAACTACACTTACTCCTGAGCAACGCGCTAAACAATTATTTAATACTAGTGTTGCTACGCCATGGGAAGTTAAATTTTCATTTAAATGTTTTCGATCTAGATTACTTGAGGCAGAGCTTCATAATTATTTTAAAACTAATCGCGTTAATGATAATCGTGAAATGTTTTATCTCGATGTGTCTACTGCGATTAAAGCTATTAAAAAATTAGGTAAAAAATATTCTTTTAAAAATTTAAAAAAATGATTAAATTATCTTTTAACAAAGTAGTACTTCTTACACTTCATTTAGTTGTTTGGGGTTTTTTACATGCTTTTATCGCCCAAATTACTAGATATTTAGTCAATTATGATGATGTTATGTCTATTATTAGTGTATATACATTGTCTATTATGGTACAAATATATACATTTATAAAAATGTTTCGTCAAATGTTATGTATATACGTAGGTCTGTATAATGAGGAAGAGCATTCATAATTTTAACGGGCTATTTCTTTATTATATTTATATATGATGAAAATATATAAAATTAAACTTGAAGATAAAGCTGCATTTCTTAATCGTCTTGAGAAAGTAGGTGTTAAAATAGATAGTTATGAAATTAATGATAATAAATTAAAAGGTTATTTTGAATTTAATGCTACTGACCCTGTTACAGATAATATGGTTAAAGATATTTTAAAACAATCTCCTAAAATTAATCAGATTAAAGAATTGTTACGCAAAATTGTTCGTGAAGAACTTTTAAAATAAATTTGGAAATATAATTTTTTTATTGTAACTTCTATTTACAAGTAGTATAAAAAATAAAACGGGGATAGATGAGATGAATAGATGGGAACAGGAAAGACCATATATTTATATATAAACATATATTATGAGATACAAAAATAACGTATTAGATAAACTTAATCAAACAGATGCTTTGATTAATAAACTAGCTGTTTTAGTAAATAGAAACCATAGTCAAAATGAAATTCTTGAAACTCTTACTTCATTAAAAGAACAAGTTGAAAATACTCGTGAAATGGTTTCTATCGAACATGACGATTTTGCACAACAATTTGCTGGACAATGAATATAGTACTTTGGGTTATAATAATTCACATAATTGAAATTATATTAATAGGTGGTTATTTATTAATTAGAAAAAATAATGCACTTGAAAAAGTAATAACGGATCAACAACAATATATTGATAATATTAGTGTTATTATTAATAATTCAAGTGAAACTATTAAACAATTAGATAGTCGTGGAGTATTTGAATCTGATGATGAAGTAGGTACTTTTTTTCAGAATCTAAAAGAAATGCAAAATATTTTAGATCAATTTAATCTCCGTAAAAACTAGTTTGGTTACGGTATTTTTTGTTTTTATATTGGATATTAAACATTAAATATCATGTCATATCATTATGAAGAAGATCTAGATTTATATTTAGATAATGAATTAGGTAAAATTGCTCTTACTAAACGTGGTCAACCACGTAAACGTAAACCAAAAGAACCCCGCGTTTATTTTACATTAGATACTGAAGAAGCTATTATTGAATATTTAGCTTCTGATAATCAAATTTTTAGAAATAAAATTTATAAAGAACGTATTGAATATGCTTTCTATAAGTTAGCTGAAAATATTATTCACACATTTAAATTTTACTATACTGATTTAGATACAATTGAAGAATTAAAGCATGAAGTAGTAACATTTTTGCTTGAAAAACTTCATCTTTATGATCAATCTAAGGGTAAAGCTTATTCTTATTTTGGTACTATTGCTAAACGTTATCTTATTATTTATAATAATAATAACTATAAAAAATTACAAGAGCGTGCTGATGTAGAAGAGATCGATGAAGATAAAAATGTAATGTATGAAACTGTTCGTGAAGCTGAAAAACAAATAAATCCAAATAACTTTATTGATCAATATATTTGTTATATAGATAAACATTTAAATACTTTATTTCCTAAAATTCAAGATGCTAAAACGGCAGATGCTATTATTGAACTGTTTCGTAAACGTGAAACATTAGAGATATTTAATAAAAAAGCATTATACATTACTAAAATTACTAAAAAATTAAACACATTGCGTACTAGGTTATATAATGAATATTATCAACACGGATATATAAAGATTTAAAAATACATATTTATTATCAAACGCAATTTATGGTTAATTTTGATGATATTACCCTATTTGGTAACACGTCATTGTCCGATATATTTAAACAAATACATAGAAATAATAAAGACACTGACAAACAGATCAATGATCTTATTGATACTTTAAAACCTCTTGCATCATCTAATGCTGGCTCAGCTGTTATGTTAATGCCTACTGTTAAGGATTTAATAGATGTTAATGTAAAAAACAATGAACAATTAATTAAAATGGCAGGTATTGCACAACGTGCTACAACTGCCGGAGGAAGTTCATCACAAGATATGCTTTTTGATTCATCTGAAATACAACAACTAATTGAAGAACAACGTGTTATCCAGATTGATGGACAAAAACTAATTGAAAAAACAGAAGCTATACAACATCAAATAGAAAATAAATAATAATGGTAATTAAAACTGGTTTATCTAGCTTTCAGTCTTATATCTCACAAGGATACACTTCTAATTATCTTCCAATTTCTACTAATAATACTCAAATAGGAAAGGTATTTGGGATAGTATTAAATGAAACTACTCCATCGAAAGAAGCATTTGAAAAAGCAGGTGGATATGCTGGTTTAGGAGCTATATTTTATATGGATTATAATACTTCAAAAACACTTACTCCTGATAATATAGATTTATTAAAAGATTGTAATATAGCCCTTCCATTTAATCCTAATATTAAAAACTACCCATTAGTAGAAGAGGTTGTTATTCTTATAGATGGACCATCTCCTGCTAGTCAGTACTTTTCTACTATAGGAGGAAAATATTATCTTGGAGTTGTAAATACTTGGAATAATCTTCAACAAAATGCTCCTATTTCTACACCTGGAGCTAATGAAAATTTTTCTGAAAGTAATGATATTAGACCTCTTTTACCTTTTGAAGGAGATCTTATTATTCAAAGTAGAAAAGGAAGTGGAATCAGATTTGGAACCACTAGTAAAAATAGATCAGATGAAAATGAATGGAGTACTATTGGTCAAAAAGGTGATCCTATTACTATATTAATAAACGGATATATAACTACTGATACTGGATCTTTAGCTCCAAATGTTGAGGAAATAAATAAAGAGATGTCTTCTATTTATATGACATCTACCCAAAAAATTCCACTTCTTCCAGGAGCTTTGATTATAAATCCTATTTTTAAAATACTATCTCCTGAAAGTTATATTAATTCTCAAGTAATATTAAATAGTGATAGAGTAACTATTAATTCTAAAAAAGATGAAGTATTACTATTTGCTAAAACAGATATTGGATTAAATACAGATAATAATATTATTTTAAATGCTGGTAAAAACATTCATCTTAATATAGAAGGAAAAAATAAAAATTCAAAAATATTACTAGGTACAAAACTAAATGGTACAGTTCCTGACGAACCTGTATTATTAGGTGGACAAACACATGATCTATTATTAGAAATGTGTAATACATTAAGACAATTAGCAGGATATTTAGCTTCAGCTACCGCTATTACTTCAGATGGATCTTTACCTATACCTGCAGTAAATGATGGAGGTATCCAATTATTTAATGATGTAGCTAATTTAATAGATAAACTAGAAACTATTCAATCAGATAAAGTATTTACAGTATAATGGCAGATAATTTATCAAATATTACCCCTCCCCCTACTAATGTATCTAGCCTAGTATCACCTAGTATATTAAATAATCTAGATAAAGCTCAAAATCCTAAAGCTTTTGGTGATCAGTTAAAAAATGTAGCTAAGCAAAAAGCAATAGCTGCTGCTACACAATCTACTATAGCTCGTTTGTATAAACAAAAGGCTGAGTTAATTAAAGAAGGAATTGAAGCTGAAATTAAATATAATAAAAATTTACTTTTACTTGATAAGCGCCACACCCCTACTAAAAAAATCCAAAACAGAGTTGTAGTAGAGGTACCAGCAGAATTAAATGATGAAGAATATGGTAAATTAGTTGCTATTGAAAAATTCAACTATAAAGAATATGAAAAAAATCTTCAAGAAAGAAAAAATGAAAACCAAAAAGCAATAGATGATTATTTAAAAGATCCATTTGCTAAACAAAAAGAAAAAAGAAAAAAACGTAAAGAAGCTAGAGCAAAAGCTAAACAACGAACTAAAGCAGAAAAACGTAAAGCAAGACAACAAAAAAGAAAAGCAGCATTAAAAAGTGCTACTAAATCTTTAATACCTGTTTTAACACTAATATTAACAGATAAAATTGCTGAAATAATAGCTCAAAATGATGTTATTAAAAAATTAGTAGATGATACTAATAAAATAATAATAGCAGCAAATGAATCTAATGACCCAATTAAACTAAATAATGCTAAATTATCTAGAGATAATGCTATAAGAGTAATACAGAATAATGAAGATAAAATTACTAGAATTAATGAACAATTAAAAAATATATCTATTTATATTAGTATATTTGGCATTATTGTAAATGCAATTGCACCTTCCTTACTTGCCGTTCCAACTCCATCCCCAGCACCTGACATAGTAACACCTCCAAAAGAAACTTTTAGACGAAGAGTATATGAACCTGCTTTAAAAATATTAAATGTATTAATAGCATTATTACCAACTATTATAGTAAGTTTAGAAAAAGCAATACAAATATTACAAGATTATAAAGCCCAATTATTAAATATTAATGGATATTTAGAAAATAATGCTAGTTCTTTAGTTCCATCTAATATTGCATTTGGAACATCTAATTATGGTTCATATAAAGGATTTAAATTTGCTATACGAGAAGAAACAGGCCCTAAAGCAAAAGTAGTATCTGGAAATAAACGTCATTATGCTGTAGCAATTGATACAAATGATATTGAAGTATTAAAAAGTGAACCATCATTTACTCTTGACCCAAATGATTTAATAGAACAATTAAAATTAGTAATAGATCGTGAAAATTTAATAGGTTAAAATATTTATATATATGAAAATTCAAGCATTTAAACAAATTATTAAAGAAGCTGTAGCTGAAGCAGTTCGTGAAGAATTATCTGAAATTTTATTACAAAAACCACAGTTAAATGAATCTAAAACAGCAACATTTACTAGTAATAATATAGTTGGAGGTGGTAATATTCGTGAACAATTGCGTAATCAAATGGGAGCTATGTTTGGTTATCAACAACCTCAACGCAATGATCTAAAAGTAATAGATGCTATTAATCCATCTACTGGTGATAAAATAAATCCATATTTAGCATTTATTAATGATGCAGCAAATAATATGACTGCACAAGATAGATCAGGACTAAGACAATTAGATTAATATGCCTACATCAGTTATAACACGTGTTAATCCTTTAGATTTACAAGGTAATATCGCTATTGGGGTATCTTTACCTTTTAGTGGTGTTGCCGGTCCATTTAATAGTACGTATAGTACTAAAGACCAAATTAAATCTAACTTAATTAATCTTTTACTTACTAATAAGGGTGAAAGAATAATGAATCCTGAATTTGGTGCTGATTTAGGAACTGTGTTATTTGAAGGTATAACAGATGATATAAAAGAAGATATTAAAAATTTAATTAATACTAATGTATCTATATTTGTACCCGAAGTACAACTTGATGATATAGTAGTAGAAGAGGCACCTCAATATAATAATAATGCTATATCAGTTATAGTTAAATATAGAATAAGAATATCTCAAAATGCAGATCAAGTAATAGTACAATTTATATAAAATGGCAGATAATAATATATCATATTTAAATAAAACCTTTCCTGAGTTTAAAGCTAATTTAATAAATTATGCTAAAACTTATTTTCCAACAGTATATAATGATTTTACTGAAGCAACACCAGGTAATTTATTTATTGAAATGGCTTCATATATAGGTGATGTAACTTCATTTTATTTAGATACTCAAATACAAGAAAATTTTTTATTATATGCTAAAGAAAAAGAAAATTTATTTGCTTTATCATATATGTTAGGATATCGTCCTAAAGTTTCATATGCTTCTACTGCTGATATAGATATATTTCAACTAATACCTACAACAGGCTCAGGAGGAATTTTACAACCAGACTATAATTATGCTTTAGTTATTCCAGAAAATGCTCAACTTAGTGCAGCAGGTAGTACTAAATTTTTAACTACTCAAAAAGTAGATTTTAGAGATACAGGTAGTATGGAAATTACTTTTGTAGATAATAATTATTATTTACTTAAAAAATCAGTTAAAGCAATTTCTGCTGAAATTAAATCTACAACATTATCTTTTA